TTTACGTAACTAGTAATCCTGGAACTACTGTAAATTTAACTAATGTTAGCTTAACTTCAAATGGTGTAATAACAGTTACTTTTATTAATCCTAATGGCAGTATGGTAATACCTACTACATTAACTGTTAATGGTACTGCGGTAAGTATTAAATGGCAAACCGGCACCGCTCCTAGCCAAAGCACTAACCAAATTCAGCTATTAGTATTTTCTATAATTACTTTGAATAATGCTATAGCACATGTAATTGGTGCAAAGTCAAACTATAATTAAGGTATAACATGACAATTCTAAACAGAGTTTCTTCTCCAGTTATACTAGCTCCCCCATCAGCATCTGGCGGAGCTGGTGAAGTAGTAGCAGCTCCAGGACAAGCATTATTTGGCACTAATACTGGCACTGGTACTTTTAGCTGGACAGTTCCTGCTAACGTTAGAAGTATTAGCGCAGTAGCTGTAGGTGGTGGTGGTGGTGGTCCTTATATCTGGGCATATGCAGGTGGTTGCGGTGGTGGACTAGGCTGGAAAAATAATATTTCGGTTCAACCAGGTCAATCAGTTACTGTTCAGGTAGGTGCTGGCGGTACTTACTGGAGTTTTGGCGCCACTGCAGGAGGTGTAAGCTATGTAATTAGTAGCGATGTTGTTCGTGGTGGTGGTGGTGCCCCAGGAGACAATGGCTTTGCACAATATGGTACCTATACCGGTGATGGTGGTGGTAATGGTGGAACTACTGGTTTCTTTGCTTCACCAGGCGGCGGAGCTGGCGGCTATACTGGTGCTGGCGGTAATGGCGGCAGCGCAAGCTCTAGTTTTGGTGGTGGTGGCGGCACTTTTTATAGTAGTTTTGGTGGTAGTGGTTCAGGCGGCGGCGTTGGATTACGTGGTACTCAAGTACCGCCTGCTGGTTTTGGTAGCCCTACCGTTTATTTTTACAGCCCCTACAGCGGATATACTAGCTATTCTAGTTTTGGTAACGGCGGTGGCGGTGGTGCAGGCGGTGGTGGTAACGGGGAGCATGGCCAAAGTCCGTGGACTAGTTTTGGACCTAATGGACAGTATTCCAAAGGCGGTATTTACGGCGGTGGCGGTGGAGGTTCAGGTACTCACGGATTTAATGGATATACTGGTGGTCCTGGCGCTCAGGGTGGTTGCCGTATTATTTGGGGCAAAGGCAGGGAATTTCCCGGCACTTTAACTGATGATATTTAAAAACATGAAATTATATATTAAACTTGATGGAAGCGGTGGTGTTATAAATCACCCAATGCAATTTGAATCTGCACAAGTCAGCGTAAGTTTTCTTTTAAATAAAGAAGCTGGATCAGTAACTGAAGAAGAAATATTAGCAAATTATTTTGCAGTATTTGAAAATCCTGCAATTGATGTTGCCGAAGAAGTTATTAGCGATAACGGTTACAAACAACTGCCTAATGGTAATTGGACTAGAAATCTTGTTTTAAAAAGTTTAACACAAAAAGAAAAAATAGATAAGTGGGTTCGCGGTGTTCGTGATCACAGATTATATGTTAGTGACTGGTCACAATTATCAGATAATGAATTAACTGATGAAGAGCGAGTAAAATGGACAGAGTATAGACACTATCTAAGAAAAATGCCTGAAATATATGCAGATGTAACACATCCCGAAGAAATAGTATGGCCAGAACCTCCACTGCGTAAACCATTACCTAAAGTTTGAAAATGACTACATTAAAAGAATTAACACATAAAAATCATGTGTTAGCTGAACAACATAGTTTTACAAAATTGTTGTTAAGTGGCAAGATACCTAGTAGTATTTATGCCACTTTTTTAGCTAATCAACTACTACAGTATCAAACACTAGAATATTGTGCACACCACTTATTGGCACAAATTCCAGGATTAGCTCGTAGTGAATTGATTATGCAAGATGTACTAGATTTAGATGAGCCTGTAATCTTTTTTGATACAACAGCTAATTATTGCAATCATGTTAAACAACTAAATGACCATGATTTGTGGGCACACATATATACAAAACATATGGGTGACTTATATGGTGGACAGATTATTAAAAAATTAGTGCCTGGTAGTGGTTTAATGTACGAATTTAATAACAGAAAATTAATGACAGACGAACTAAGAACTAAATTAGATATTTCAATGGCGAACGAAGCAAACTACAGTTTTCAATCTGCAATTGACTTATTTGATAGGATAGCAGATGAGTACAATCTTTAACAAACTAAAACGGCACGCTACAGAAATGGAAAACATTATCAGTACGCGTGCTTTTTTACTGGACAGTGGTGATAATTATAGTTGGGTAAATAAAGTATATCAATGTGCTTGGTTTCGTAGAGCGCATATGGACATTATAGATGCTATTGATACTAAAAAACTGTATATGATGCATATATGTGTATTTCCACATATATATGATGCAGCTCCTATATACGGTTTCGATATTATAGCGGGCACTAATAAGGTAACAGGTGCATTTTTAGATTTTAGTCCTATTGGTAGTGCAGAGCACCCACTATGTAAATATTTTACGGAATTAGTTGAAGGTACTCAGTGGTCAAAGCCACGAGAACTGCCTGAATGGGCACGTAATATTTTTAGTAAACACATGGTAGCTGCTGGAAATATTAACACAGATTTTGAACTGGACGTTGTATTAGAGTTGTCTAAAAAATCACTATTGCACTACATAGACAATATTAAAACGCACAGACCTGCATTAAATTATGATGATCAAGTTAAAAAGTACAACTTTACTGATCAACAAAATTATTATTGCCAACAACAAAAACAGAATCCACATACTCCTAGAGTATTAAAAGGATTAGGTTTCACAGAGGAAATGGCACATGATTTTATACATAAAGAGTTATTTCCAGAAATATGAAATGGAAATATTACAGTATTTAGCAGCGTATGCTGAAGGACACAGCTAATGTGGATATTACAATTTTTACCAAATTGGATTTTTTATTTATTACTTTTTGCAGGAATAGTAGGTTATATACTTAGTAATACACTATTAAAACTATTACCTTATAGTGATGTAATTAAAATTGCTAGTATATTTGCAATAATATTTAGCATTTTTATGACTGGTGCAATACATGACAACGATGCTTGGGTTCAGCGCAGCGAAGAATTACAACAAAAAGTATTAGAGCTAGAAACAAAAAGTGCAGAAACCAATACTAAAATAGTAGAAAAAGTACTAGTTAAAAAACAAATTGTTAAAGAACGTGGTGATGAAATTGTAAAGTATATTGACCGTGAAGTTGTCAAAGACAATGAAGTGGTAAAATATATCGAGCACTGTCCTAAACTGCCAACTGAAATAATTAACACAATTAATCAGGCAGCAAAACCATGAAATACTTATTAATCGTATTAATTTTATTATTAACTGGTTGTAGTACAACTGTACCAGTTAAACAAAAGTTTCCATTAGTGCCAGAGCAACTATTAACTAGTTGTAAGCCTCTACAATTAATGGATAAAGATAGCTCTATTATTGATGCTACTAAAGTAGTTGTCAATAATTATACTGAATATTATCAGTGTACTGTTCTAGTAGATACTTGGCAGCAATGGTATCGCGAACAAAAATTAATTTTTGAGGAATTACGATGACTGAACTAACCCTAGCTCAATTAAAACAAATAATTCCTAAAAATAAATATCATCAGCACTGGTTTGATGTATTACAACAACTATTACCAGACTACGAAATCAATACTCCACAACGTATTGCTAGTTTTTTAGCACAATGTGCTCACGAGTCTGGAGAGTTTGTTTTTATTAAAGAAAACTTAAACTATCGCGCTGCTACCTTACTAAAAGTATTTCCAAAATATTTTCCTGATTTGGCGCTGGCGTCACAATATGCTGGCAAACCTGAACGCATAGCAAACAGAGTATATGCTAATCGTATGGGTAATGGTAGTGAAGAGTCGGGTGACGGTTATAAGTATTGTGGTCGTGGTTTAATACAAGTAACTGGTCATGATAACTATACTTGGTTTGCTGAATCTATACAAGTTAGTCCTGAAGAAGCTTCCGAATATATGGAAACTTTTGAAGGTGCCGCACAATCGGCTTGTTGGTTTTGGGAAACCGCCAATTTAAATGCAATGGCAGATCGTGGCGATATTAAAGCTATGACAAAAACTATTAATGGTGGCTATATTGGTTTAGAAGATCGTATTAGCCACTATGAACATGCACTTCACGTTTTAGGAGTTTAATATGGCAGAAAAAACAGTAGAACAAGCACACGAAAAAAGTGCGTTTATAGAGAAATTACTATTTGCATTATTACCTTTATTAGTTGGTTCGGTTGGATATTTAATTCAAGCATTAGGTTCTATTCAACATGATGTGACCATTCTTAATCAAAAAGTAAGTTTAGTTGTTACTACAGATAACAAGCAGGCTAGCAATAGTGGTGCTGAATTGGCACGTGAAAAACTACGTCAAGATTTAGAAAAAGAAATTCAAAAGAATCGTGACGCTATCATGGAAAATAGAACACATATTGCTATTCTTGAAGATAGAGCAGGCATACAGAAAAAAGTTGGACCAATGAAAGATTAAGATATGACAGAAACAACTAAACCACTTACACGTAGTGAGCATGAAGCACAAATTAAAGACAAAGCAGGTTGGGTAATTACTGTACTAGCTGCACTATTAGCCATTAATACACTTATGGGTGGTAGTAATAGTTCTAAAGTTTTAAGTAATACTATTGATGCTAATAATATTTGGGCATTTTATCAAGCAAAATCTATTAAACAAACACTAGCAGAAATGGCATTGGATGATGCTAATCGTGCACACGATAACAAAAAAGTGGTAGCTTTAACTGCTAAAATTGATAGATATGAAAATGACCCTAAAGAAGGCAAACAAGCATTAATGGCAAAAGCTAAAAGTTTAGAAGCCGATCGTCAAGTAGCAAAACAACGTAGTCCTTTTTATACTTATGCAGGAAGTTTGTTTCAAATTGCAATCGTACTATTAACAGCAAGTATTTTAGCAGTTAATGATAGATTATTTAAATCTAGTATTGTAGTGGGGATACTTGGAGCCATATTAATGAGCCAAGGAATTTGGCTATGGTTACCGTTTTAAAATGTATTATCATATTAGGGTTATTAATTACTCTTACCGCATCTAGTCAAGAAAAAGTAGATGAAATTTTAATTTGTGTTAAG